GTGGCTTTGGCCGAGGGCATCGAGCTCCGTGTCATGGTATTCACACACACCACACAACGCTCCGTCGGTGAACGCCTTAATAACATCCTGATCTGTTGGTTTAGACATGTTCATATCCTTTCAATAGATTTTTAGCGAACTTAGCTGTCATACCATGAGATTGTAACCAATCAAACGCTTGCTGCCAAGTGATTTCTCTTTTTGAAAGTTTTGAAATCATAATTGTTCCATAGGTTTCCATCATTTTATCCTTTTAAATTTTATAACCTTATAAAACTACGACGATCCTTCAGAATTGTAAACTACTTTTTAAATTAATTTACAATTCATGAAATCAAGTAAGTCTTTTTGTGTCTTAGCCTTGCTTGATAATGCTTGTAATACTTTTAGATCTATTGTCTTTTCACTGACAATGTGAATGATTCTGACAGGCTTTGTCTGCCCTTGCCTGTGCAATCTTGCATTGAACTGTTGGTACAGTTCTAATGACCAGTTCAAACCGAACCATATAATGACTGACCCACCGTATTGAGCGTTGAGACCATGCCCAGCAGAAGCTGGATGGGCTAAAAGCATTTTCACTTTTCCCTTGTTCCAGGCTTTCAAAGCCTTTCCTTCTTTATCTAAGACCGTTGCCTTAGGGAATGCCTTAACAAGTCTTTCAAGATCTGACTTGAAATTATATGCAACAAAGATATTTTCACCTTGGTTGTCTTCAATAATCTCTTTTAATCTGTCTATCTTTTCATCATGTAACACATGGTATTTCTTTTGTTCATCGTACACAGCGCCATTAGAAAACTGAAGAAGCTTGTTTGCAAGAACCCCAGCCGATGGTGCTTCGATGCCAACATCTTCAAGTTCTAATAGGAATTCTTTTTCAAGTTCTTTATACTGATCTAGTATATTTTTGCTTAATGAAACCTTTTCAACGACCGATATTCTATCTGGTAATTCTAAATAGTCGTCGGCAGACATTGACAGACAGAGATCTGAAATCAAGTTGTTGATCTTATCCTCAGATCCTTCAAGCAGCTCGTAACTGTATCCCATATAGCCGGACGGTTTAAAGAAACGACTACGGAAATTTGATATTGTTCTACCTAATCGTTCACCTTGATCCATTAGATATACTTGAGACCACAAATCCATTTGGCCATTTGGAGATGGTGTACCTGTCAACTCAACTAGGATATCAATATGTTTCAAGACTTTCTTCAAGGCTTTGAAACGTTTTGACTTGAAGCTTTTAAATCCCGACGACTCGTCTAAGACAACCGTATCCCATCCCCATTTGAAATTCTCAACAAGCCAAACAACATTTTCTCTATTGATGACTGTGATATCATGGTTCTGTAATATAACCTTGCGCCTATTTGCTGCAGAGCCTGTGCAAATTCCCACATCCATAGTCTTTAGATGCGACCATTCTTGTGTCTCTTGTTTCCATACAGTATTGGCAACTCGTAGTGGGGCGATCACAAGAACCTTTGTTGCGGCAAAATCTTCAAGTAAATCTAACACAGCTGTTAGACTTGAAACGGTTTTGCCAAGCCCCATTCCGAGAAACAATGCACATTTCTTTTTCTCTTTGATAAAAGAAATCGCATGGTTCTGATAATTATGTAGATCAGATCTGTTTCTCATTTTGATTTCAAATCAATAATCTTCTTGCCAATACCAATATCATCTACAACATATACTCCGAACAATTGCTTCTGAATATCTTTGGCCTTCTTTTCTTGAAGCTTGGTAGGATGTTTACCTGTTGCTTTGAACTCAATGAAAAACATTTTACCAGCTCTCATAAAGATACGATCAGGTACACCTCGATTAGAGGGAGACACGAACTTAAACACTAGCCAACCTTTAGATTTAGCATAATTGCATACAGTTTTTTCAATTTCGGACTCAAGCATCAGTAACACTCAACAGTAATACCAAGCTCTGACAATAATGATAATGCATCCATATCATTGTACATGGACGAGCATACAATGCGTTTGCAACTTGTATTAGCAATAAGTTTTGCACACGTAATACATGGGGATGTTGATATATAAATGGTGTCGATAGAGTTTACATCCCTACATTGTAACAAGGAATTTTGCTCTGCATGCGTCGCTCGGCATGTCGACAAACCTTTCCCGCTATCTGCATCTTGACCTCCACAAGGTTTATCTGTACAATGCGGATATCCTTTTGGCACACCATTGTAACCTGTCGCAATGATATGTTTGTTCTTATCAACAATAACACAACCGACTTGTCGTCTAGGACATGTAGCCCTAGACGATACAACTTCGGTTATGCGTAGCATATAATTGTCGAATGCCTCTCTCATAACTCACCTGCCAAATCTTCCCAGTTGTCATTAGACGTCCATGGGCCAGGCACGTCATCCAGAGATGGCCATTGCCGTTCATAGTCTGGTTTAGCTTTACTCAGCTGCCATATGTTATTCCTGGATCCTTCTGGAAAGAGTGGCGCAAAGATGGTAGCCAGGACGTTGGTGTCGTAATATGCTCTTAAATCGTTAAAGACTTCTAGTTGCTCGTCACTCATCAAAGGTTTGTAATCCTTGATGGAAGCAAATGTTCCCCAGTTTCCATCGATTTGAAAGCCAACGTCTTCGATCAGGGCTCCTAAAGCATCTCTTGTAATTTCGTTCGGGTGATTTTTAGCATGGCCGGTATTCTCATCATAACAAGGAGTTGAGATGAAAACAGTTCCGTCATCATGTAAGATTTCAAACATGCCTTCTAGCATTTCACGAGTGACTGAAGGCTCAACATGTTCTAAGACTTCAAAGCTAACAATCAAATCTGGATATTCCAAATAAGTTGTGTCTCCGATCTGATAACCGCTGTCTTGAATTTCGACTCCCATTGGAAACAAAGTTTCTTCATGAAGATCCACGTTCATTTTACCGAAGTTGAATTCAGCGAAATTCTTATTGGCATCCAACCCCACATACTGCTTACACAGTAATCGGTTTGAGTATAATGTTCTCGGCATAGGTGTTTCTTTTCCACAACCGATATCTAAGATGTGGCAGTCCTTATAGCGTTGACCCTTGTGCAACCACTTGGCAACATGAGACCACCTAAAACAATGCGAAATTAAATCTCTATGTATGATACCTCTATGTTCTGCTTGTGTGGGAGATAAGTGTGTTTTATCGACTTTAGTCATTGTAATAATCCTCTATGAGTTTGTAGTGTCTGGGATACACATGCAACGAAGCAGCATTCCAGTACATTGTTCCTAATTCCAGATCTGGATACCAGTATTTTAAATCTTCAAAAGCTTTGTTATGGACGTGGTCATGCCAGAACTTGTCGTTCTTATATCCAAACACAGCGTCAGATGACCGCATAGAGACAATGTAGTTTAATTGGTTGTCTCTGATAATCAGCTGAACCGACGTCGTACAAATGAAATCTTTCATGTTTAACCTGCACGAGTCCTTGTGCATTGTAGGTCTTGTATAGATCATCTGAGCTTGGCGAGAATATTTATCTATGCGTAACGTTGTTAACGCATTATTGTACTGCTCATGATTTTCTTCTGAAAAGATGCACCAGCCATAATTGGAGTTGATCATATTGTTATCGCCAGCAATGTCTAACCAGATTTTAGGAATTTTACCTGGAATATCTAACACATTTCGGCTTTGAGAATAATACCATAGCAATTCCGCCTCAGAGTAATCTTCACTGACTTTTCCGAAGATAGATTTCTCGTCAGCAATGAATGACGCATTGACGATTTCAATTGTGTTATTCTCAGCAAAGAAACCGCCTTGATGGCGTTCAATCAGTTCAAACCTAACGTCTATGACGCGATCCCTAATCATATCAATACTCCGCGTTTTCTTTACGAGGTTCTTTTTCAGCGTATTTAACTTGCCATTCCTCTAGGAGCTTAGCGTACCCTGCAATGTCGTGGGCATTGTCTGAATACATGCAGTCACCTAACGTGATACGAGAGATCTTATGACAGATCATGTGAAGGCATTCAACATGCATTGCTGAAAACTTACCATTTGATGCATTAACAATTTGTCGCATCAAGTTCTGTGTCAATTCAGCGTTGTCTTCAGCAGATCCATAACGAGATCCTCGCTGTTTAAGTGTATTTTCAATATTATCAATCATCGTTTTCCTCCAAAGGTAATTCAAATTGTTTGACTTTAGATCTTGTTTCTAAATCTGAAAGATCGGGAGCTTTCCATCCTTCAGGTTTTACAAGATCTAAATGGAAAGATCCACGTTTGTTATTCGGACCCAGTTTCTTTTTCATGTTTGCGTCCATAACTCTATGGAATGCTGTATCAAAAATATGAAGTGTATCTTGTCGACAAGAAGTCCCTAAGGTAAACACAACCAGATCCACAAGAGCATCAAGCTCATCTTCAAATGTGTTGGCTTCTTTGTATTCGTCTAATTCTTCTTGCATGCATGCAATTCGAAATTTCTTTTCTTCTTGNGANAANGGGACGTGACCNGGTGTCATTTTGAATTTTGAATGCATTTGGTAAATTCGTTTTAGCATTTTAACCTCCGTTGATGAATTTTTATTGTAAACTTATTTACAATAAATTGTAAACTACTTTTTGTTTAAGCTCCTTAAAATATCGTTTGCAACCTCTATGTATTTGCCATAGTCAATATCATCAGGGAACTCTCCAAGCTCCATGATAGGTCTCGCCCCATCTGAAGTTGCAACTTTATTGCCATTCTTTTTATATGTAATTTTCTCTCCGTCAGTTGAGAAGATCCAGCGCACAACCTTGCCAAGGTATTGGTCTCTCCATACAGCTCCTCCAGCCACTGTCCTGACTGTTAAGAACTTGGTAACATCATCGCACATGAGGATACTGTCCTCAATAGAAAATCCATCTACAAGGAAATCACGTACCGCTTCAACACAGATAATTGCTTGGGGGTTCTTTCTCAACGGATCAATTGTGAATACACCTTTACCTTTGGATCCGTATTCAGTGACTGCTAGGTAGCTGTTGACATTG